GTCATCAACTCCTGCACCTTGTCGTTTACTTATTAAGAACGCACTCAAGTTGATGATGAATGGAACAGAAGAAGATGTGATAGATTTTATTGATGAGTCCAGAAAACAATTCAAAAAATTACCACCAGAAGAGATTGCTTTTCCTCGCACTGCATCGAATGTACAGAAGTACAAAGCACATTCTACAATATATGCAAAGGGAACTCCTATACATATACGGGGTGCATTATTGTTTAATCATTATGTGAAAACAAAAAAGTTGGACAATAAATATTCACTCATCGGTAATGGAGAGAAGGTAAAGTTTCTCTATTTGAAAAAACCAAATATTATTCAAGAGAATGTAATATCATTCATTCAAGATTTTCCTAGAGAACTTGGACTTGAGAAGTATGTTGATTACGATTTACAATTCGATAAAAGTTTTGTCGAGCCACTCAAAGCAATCTTAGATGCGATTGAATGGAATGTTGAAAAAACTGTAAACTTAGAACTATTTTTTTCCTAATGGAATTACCTATTAATGATCAAGATTTAGATACAATCGTGAATGCCCTTGCACTTGGAGGGGATGCACGACTATATCATCTTTTGAAAGAAGTTAAAGATGTCAGAGATAATAATCCTGACGGACCTTATAAAAAAATATTGAGAGATAAAGGAATAACTATTTGACCTTGACGAATTGAAATAAAAATAGTATAATAAAAATAAAATGGATTGTTGGCACTGTGGTACCGAACTCATCTGGGGTGGAGACCACGATTTAGAAGAAGAGTTCTATGGCGAAGACCATGCATATGACTTCGTAACAAATTTATCTTGTCCAAAGTGTCAAGCCTATGTTGAAGTACATCATCGTAAAGAGGGTAAAGAATGGATTTCTTGAAAGAAATTGTAAAAGAGATTGGAGATGATTTTACAAAAGTTGCACAGGACATAGATGAAACAGAAAGATTCATCGACACAGGATCACACATCTTTAATGCAGTGGTTAGCGGTTCCATTTATGGTGGTGTATCTAGTAATAAGATTACTGCCATCGCTGGTGAAAGCTCTACTGGAAAGACTTATTTTTCCTTGGCTGTTGTCAAAAACTTTTTGGATAATAACCCTGATGGTTACTGTCTTTATTTTGACACCGAGGCTGCTGTCAACAAAGGACTACTTGAGTCTCGTGGGGTTGACCTAACACGGTTAGTTGTTGTCAATGTCGTAACAATTGAAGAGTTTCGTGGTAAGGCACTTAAGGCAGTAGATATATACTCTAAGACAGAGGAAGAGAATCGCAAACCTTGTATGTTTGTGTTAGACTCTTTAGGTATGCTTTCAACTGAGAAAGAAATTACCGATGCATTAAATGATAAGATGGTTCGAGATATGACCAAATCTCAACTTGTCAAAGGAGCATTTAGAATGCTTACACTTAAACTTGGTCAAGCAAACATTCCACTTATTGTTACTAATCACACCTATGACGTTATCGGATCTTACGTCCCAACTAAAGAAATGGGAGGAGGCAGCGGTCTCAAGTATGCTGCATCTACAATCATCTATCTTACCAAGAAAAAGGAAAAAGACGGAAAAGATGTCATTGGAAATATTATCAAGGCAAAGACTCATAAATCACGTTTAAGTAAAGAGAATAAAGAAGTCGAAATTCGATTATATTATGATGATAGAGGATTAGACAAATACTATGGTCTTTTAGACTTAGGGGAGAAAGGTGGTCTCTGGAAAAATGTTGCGGGTAGATATGAAATTGATGGTAAGAAAGTATATGCTAAAGAAATATACAAGAATCCAGACAAATATTTTACAGATGATATAATGGAAAAGTTAGATAATATTGCAAAAGAAGAATATTCATATGGAACGAATTGAAACTACTATTCTTCGTAATCTGATTTTTGATGAAGAATACTCTAGAAAAGTAATTCCATTCATCGAACCAGAATATTTTGAGAATAAAACTGAAAAGATAATATTTGAAGAGGCAACACAATTCATTGTCAAGTATGATAATGCAATTACGATTGAAGCACTGAATATTGAGATTGAAAATCGTACTGACTTAACTGAAACAGAAATAAAAGAAGCAAGAGAAGTTACTAAAATATTTGATGATGCACCTGTAGATAGTCAATGGTTACTTGATTCAACTGAGAAATGGTGTCGTGATCGTGCTATATATTTGGCACTCATGGAATCAATCGCACTCGCAGATGGACAAGATGACAAAAAAGGAAGGGATGCTATTCCTAACATTCTCTCTGACGCTTTGGCTGTTTCTTTCGATAATCATGTAGGACATGATTACTTGGAAGACTATGAAGAAAGATTTGAATCATATCATAAAAAAGAAAGCAGAATTCAATTCGACCTTGAATACTTTAATAAGATTACAAAGGGAGGTCTCCCAAACAAAACCCTTAATATTGCACTTGCGGGTACTGGTGTAGGTAAATCTTTGTTTATGTGTCATCACGCTAGCTCTGTCCTTTTAGATGGTAAGAATGTTTTATACATCACTCTTGAAATGGCAGAAGAAAAGATTGCAGAAAGGATAGATGCAAATTTATTAAATGTAGCAATACAAGATATTACTGATTTACCTAAACCAATGTTTGAAAATAAGGTAAATAGTATTAGTAAGAAAACACAAGGAACTCTTATAATCAAAGAGTATCCTACCGCATCTGCACATTCAGGTCATTTTAAATCATTGTTAAATGAACTTGCACTGAAGAAATCATTTGTACCTGACATTATATTCATTGATTATTTGAATATATGTGCATCATCACGTTATCGGACAAACAACAATGTTAATTCGTATTCCTATATTAAAGCGATTGCGGAAGAACTCCGTGGGCTTGCAGTTGAAGCTAATGTACCTATCGTCTCCGCTACTCAGACGACTCGCTCTGGCTATGGTAGTAGTGATGTCGATCTTACTGACACATCTGAGTCCTTCGGTCTTCCTGCCACTGCTGATCTTATGTTTGCTCTTATTAGTACGGAAGAATTGGAAGGGTTAAATCAGATTATGGTTAAACAACTTAAGAATCGTTACAATGATCCTACTATATTCAAAAGGTTCGTTGTAGGAGTTGATCGTGCAAAGATGAGACTATATGACTGTGAGCAACAAGCACAAGACGATATACTTGACAACAAAAAAGACGAAGAGTATAATGATGAAGAGAAGAAACCGTTTAAAAAATCCTTCGCAGAGTTTAAATTCTAATGACTAAAAAAATTGACTTTTCTAAGTACGCTATATTCGTGGATGGTGTCACATCCCATCCCAGTAAAGATTATCAATGTTTTCTTGAAAGTGTTAGTTCCCTTAATGGAAAGGGTGCCAATATTGAGCGGCTCCTTACTGCTGCTGTTGGCATTAGTGCTGAAGGTGGTGAATTTATGGAGATCGTTAAGAAAATGGTTTTCCAAGGTAAACCTTACAACGATGACAATAGAGAACATCTTATTATTGAGTTGGGTGACGTTATGTGGTACGTGATGCAAGCATGTGCAGCTTTAGATGTTTCTATCGAAGATGTGGTAGCAGGAAACGTAGAAAAATTAAAGAAAAGATATCCTGGTGGAGACTTTGATGTATACCATTCAGAGAATCGGGCAGCAGACGACAGATAATAAAGAGAATCTTAAGTTTATAATATACTATAACTCGGATGGATTATGAATTAGAATTAAAAAATGAGAAATTAGAAAGTATGATTCATGTTTATGAAGAACACATAGATGTTCTTGAAAAAGAAAACAAAAGTTTAAAATTACAAGTTGAATTCTTAAAACAGCAACTGGAATACAAAACTTTTGGTAAACCGTTAGATTTGGAGGAAGAAGAATGAGTGGCGACATAGGATTAGAACAACCGATTATCTTTTATCATAAAAAGATGACCGAAGCAAAAAAAATTGTATTAGAGCAGAAAGGTATTAAGTTAGCATATCTCGAAATAAATAGTCAAAAAGAAGATGGCAGGGCAGCAGGGTTTTCTATACGAAGGAAGAGTATTCAATAGATTAAAAAGTAAAAACCTTGTTCCTCCTGGTGTAAAACCTGCAGGTGCTAATCCTAATGCTCCTGACGCAATATTTTTATATAATAATCAACCTCACAATCTAGAAGTTAAATTAGACTTAGCTACAGATTTTGGACAGGGAACTTTAAATTATAAAAATGGTGCTTGGGAATTAGGAGGTGTGCAAGAATTTACAAAAGCAGGTAAACCAATAGCAGGGTTTGCAGCTGCAGAAGAAATGAGAAATATATTAAATGCTGTGGGT